GCACATGGCGCACACTTACCGACAGCAGATCGAAGCCATGACGCAGCAGCAGCTTCCGTCGCCGCCTGACTACGATCCAACCAAGCCAACGGACATTGGTGAATATACTGAGTTGCCCGTAGAAATTGAAAACGAAATAGCCCGCATGCAGGCTATGGCGGCGCAGCAACTAGCGCAGCAGCAGCAGCAGCTACAGCAAGCGCAGCAAAACGAACAAATGATGCAGACCCCGCAGATGCAGATTGCCATGCAGCAGCTTGCAATAGACAAGCAAGAGGCGGATATTAAGGCTTACAAGGCGCAAACTGACGTTGCTCTGAAGCAGTCTAAGCTACAGGCGGATATTAACGACGACGAACTCGATCGTGTTCTTGAGGCTGAAAAGGCTGAATTGGACGCGCAGGTTAAGCTTTCTGACCAGCAGGCGCGTATAACGGCTGCTGCGATGAATGTTTCTAAGCAGCGAATGCAGTAAGGTATGCAGTCGAAATAGACCGAGTAGTTTGTTGGGCCAAGAATGGCGTTGCAAAGGTTTGAATTCCACGCGATAATGCGCCGTCCCTGATAGGAACGGATACTTGAGGAGCTAAACAATGGCTGACGCCGCAACGGTGACCGTAACGGCCACTCTTTTGCCTGACGAAATTGCCAAGACGATCACTGGTAGCATGACGGTAACGCCGGATGACGTCAATGACAAGTGGTACTATAAACTTACCAGTTGTACTGCGACGAGTACGGATTTGATTGCGGGGTCGTTCCTAGACTACACCGCCGTTGATGATGACACTGCTCCGACAGCGATTACAACCTCTGACAAAGTGAAGTTTCTATTTATCCAGAACACTTCTAGCGCTGACGGTGTGTACGTATGCTTTGATGGCGGCGCTGCTGCTAATGACCTCGTTGACGGCGTATTTATTGGGCCGAGCCAAACTTGGTTTAGTCGCCTTCCGAATACGACAGTGGCAAACATACATGCCATTAGTTCCGACATCGCTGACACTGGCGACGCTATTGCCATTCTCATTGTTGCCGCCATCATAGATGACGTAGCTTAGGTCTTAGTCGTCATGGTTATGACGCGCTCTGGAATGGCTAAGCAGCTAAAGGGGGGTAACGGGAAAAACCCCCGTCGCCCCCGTCGGCCTGCAAGTAAGGAAGATTGGCGTAAAAAGTCGGTTAAACGGGCTGGAGCAAAGGCACGATGAAGACGATTGACGATGCTCTAATTATGGTTAGAGAGATTCGTGATCGATATGTCGACTACGCAGGGAATGGTCGCTGCGCTAACTGGGACGAGTACACCAAGATATCGGGGGCCGTCACGGCCTGCGAAAAAGTGCTCGCAGAATTGGAGAATTTACGTGGAGACTTCGACGAAGATTGACGCTGAACTTGTTGAGAAAATTAGCCAAGCCCTCTCCCCTTCAGGCTATAGACTTCTTATAGCCGACGAGCCGCAAGGCGAAGTGTCCAAGGGTGGTATCTACATCCCCGAAGTTATCTTAGACCAGCAGCGCGGTGTCTGTATGTTTGGCACTATCGTTTCTCTTGGTGACCTTTGCTATAGCCGCGAAGATATGAGTGGGTTCGACGATTGGTGCGCCCCAGGAGACATCGTCACATTTTCAAAGTATTCGGGTGTGCGCTTCCGTGTGCATGGTCACCCCATACGCATTCTGAATGATGACGAAATCCAGGCGGTTATAAAAGACAAGGATTCGGTAGAATGGTGATGGAATCAGACGAAAGTGAAATAGAGGTCGAGGTAGACGACGCCGACGGCCCTGACGAGATCGAAGTCGTAACCCCCGATCAAGAGGCGACGGCGGCGGCGAGCGATCCAGAGGAGCCTGTAGATTATTCGAACAGAGTGCAGAAGCGCATCTCTCAGGAAGTGGCCAAGCGTCACGAGGCTGAGCGTCAGGCTGCTACTGTTCAGGAGCGTTATATAAAGCTTCAGCAGGCCTACTCTCAGTCGCAGGCCAACGCTCTCACTTCCGGCGAATCCGCTCTGGAGGCGCAGCGCAAGTCTCTACAGACGGACTACGATGATGCGTATAACGCTGGCGATACGTCTAAGATGTTTGACGTACAGGACACGTTGTCGCGTTTAAACAACCAGCAGTCTGATTTTCAGAAGCAGCGGCAAGAGCAAGAGCGCTGGGAGCAGGCGGTAAGGGAGCAACGTCCCTCTCGCCAGCAGCAGCAACAACAGCAGCAACAGGCGCAGCAGCAGCAGGCAGCGACACCAGAGCCTAAAGCGGTCGACTGGGCTAGAAACAATTCCTGGTTTGGTCAGGACGAGGCTATGACCGGCGCAGCTTATGCGATACATAACCGCTTGGTTTCCTCGGAAGGCTATGATACAACAAGTAGTGAATATTACGGTGAGCTTGATAAACGCTTGCGGGAAAACTTCCCACAGAAGTTTCCTGGTCAGAAACAATCAAGGTCGTCGCCAGTGGCTGGCGTGTCGAGAGGCGCTAGTAAGCGGACTGTTAAGTTGACACAAGCACAACTTGACGTTTGCAAGCGGTTAGGAATACCGCCCAAAGAATATGCTCGTTTCGTGGAGTGAGACCTTATGCCAGAACGACACGCAACTCGTGGGGCACAGACCCGCGCCGCCGAAAAACGGGAACTTTTATATGTCCCGCCAAACCAATTGGATGCACCGAAGGCTAAGCCTGGGGTTGTTCATCGTTGGGTACGCGTCAGCTTAATGGGCGTTGATGACGACAAAAACTTGTCGTTAAGGCGTCGAGAAGGTTGGGAGACTGTCCGCGAAGAAGAACATCCAGAGTTTATTGGCCCCGTGCATTCCGAAGGGCGGTTTTCAGGTGTTATAGGTGTAGGTGATCTTATCCTAATGAAGTGGACTGAAGAGGGGCTGGCGGCAAAACGTAGATACGTAGATTCTAAAACGGATCGTTTGCAGTCTGCCTTAGATAGTAGTCTCTTTAGAGAGCAAGACCCCCGAATGCCTATCACCGTTGATCGCAAGAGTCGTGTGTCAACTGGTGGTGGTCTTCAATTTGACGAGTAGTCAGGCTGAGATCCCGCCTAAATAAAAGGTGATCTAAAATGGCCGCACATGGGTTCAAACCTCTTCGGCATCTGTCAGGTGGACAAATTCGTACTAACGAGTATTCCATCGCAATCGACTATGCTACTGCAATTTACACGGGCGACCCCGTAAAATTTGTAGCCGCTGGCACGATTGAACTGGCCGCTGCCGGAAACGTCATCCTGGGTGTTTTTCAGGGTGTAAGTTACGCAAAATCAGACGGCGAAGTTGTCTTCACTAAGTATTGGCCTGGAGCAGTTACGGGCGCAACCGACGTGGTTGCCCTTGTTATTGACGATCCAATGGTCGCTTACTCGGTGTTTGATGACGGCGATAGTGACTACCTAACCCTGGCTGATCAAGGCGGTTGTGCCAATCACGTCGCGGGGACGGGCTCTACTGTAACGGGCCTTAGTGGTGATATGCTTGATACCTCTGACGCTTCAAACAGCGTTGCTGGTTTTAAGATCCTTCGGGTGGTTAAGCGTCCTGGTAATGCATACGGTTCAGCAAATGGTGATCAGGTGGAAGTTGAAGTTAGTGTCAACGAACCATTCCTGGCCCACCATACTGCTGGCATCTAAGGAGACTGACTGATGGCTGTAATTACTCGTAGTGACCATGCTAAGTCGCTGGTCCCAGGCCTTCATGCTCTCTTTGGAATGGAGTATGGACGCTATGACAACATGCACGAGCGTGTGTTCGAAAAGAACTCATCGGAACGTGCTTTTGAAGAGGAAGTCCTTCTAGTTGGCTTTGGTGCTGCCCCCACCAAGGCTGAAGGTGCTTCTGTAACCTTTGACTCTGCTCGTGAGTCGTATACCAGCCGGTATACGATGGAGGCAATTGTTCTGGCCTATTCGTTGACCGAAGAGGCGCTAGAGGACAATCTCTATGAGCAAATGGGCGCTCGCTATACGAAGGCGCTGGCCCGATCCATGGCTCACACCAAGCAGGTGAAGGCTATGAATGTGTTCAACAATGCGTTCTCTTCCAGTTATAAAGGTGGTGACGGCGTTAGCTTGTCTAACACTGCGCATCCTCTTTCTTCTGGATCGACCATTAGCAACACGCCTGCTACTCAAGTTGATCTTTCGGAAACCGCTCTTGAAAACGCGGTTATTGCGATCCACAACTTCACGGACGACCGCGATCTTCCCATCGCCGTTAACCCGCGTATGCTGTTGATTCCGATCGAGAGTCAGTTTGTTGCGGAGAGGATTCTAAAATCCGATCTTCGTAGCTCGACTGCGGACAACGACTTGAACGCGATTAAGTCTACTGGGATGTTCCCAGACGGCTATGAGTTCAGCCCGCACATCAGCGACACGGACTCCTGGCATGTCTTGACGGACGCTCCTGACGGCTTGAAATACTTTGAGCGTACTGCGATGCAGACGAGCACCGATGGTGACTTCGACTCTGGGTCAATGAAGTTCAAAGCGCGTGAGCGTTATGCCTTTGGTTTCTCTGACTGGCGGGCCGTTTACTCGTCTCAGGGTGCCTAGTTGAAACTGTCTGGTGGGGCGCTGTATTGTATGGCACCCCACCAGTTCGTTCGGTTCCTTTCTGGAGCTTGGGGCTGCGGCCTCGCTTGAACTGGAGAATTTAATATGCCTTTTAGTAACTATCCCAATGGATTCGCGAGCGGTGTGGCTATTCGTGGCCTTCCCGTTCTGAGCACATACGGCGGAAATGTCTTCTTTGTGGACTCTGGCGCTGGCTCAAACTCAAGCGACGGTTCGCACAACCGTCCCTTTTCTTCGCTGGATTACGCGGTGGGTAAATGCACGGCTAACAATGCGGACATCATTGTCGTCAAGGCGGGTCATACCGAGACGGTGATTGCTGCTGCTGGTCTCGCTCTTGACGTTGCTGGAATCACTATCGTTGGTCTGGGCAATGGTCCAGATCGCCCGACTGTGAACTTCACCACGGCGGTTGGCGCGGACATGGACGTGGACGCGGCTGGTATTACCATCCAGAACTTCCTGTTCACGGGTGGTATCGATGCTCTTACGGGTCCGATCGACGTCAACGCTTCCGACTTCAGCATGCTCAACTGCGAGACTCGTGACGTCACGGGTCAGGCAACCGACTTCATCGTGGCGGACGCCAACGCTGATCGTATGCTGATCGACGGTTGGGTGCATCGCGGCGCTGCGGCGGCTGGTGCGGAAAGCGCGCTCCAGCTAGTCGGTGGCGATAACACCACGGTCAAGAACTTCTGGGTCGACGGCAACTTCGGTACTGCCTGCATCGAGAATGTCACCACGGCTGCGGTAAACTTGACTGTCGGCGGTGGCTCCAACAGTGCGAACTATGCTCGTACCCGTAACGCTGACGACGTGATCTTCACTGCTGTGGCGACCACCACAGGTAATGTTGGGCCTAATATCTACGCCCGCGTTGCGGATAATGCTGCAAACGTCACCGAAGCGTTTGTCGGTGCTGACATGCAGTTCTTCC